AGAAATAACATCAAATAATAATCTAATTTGGTTAGGAAAAGCACAAGTAAATGAATAAATTAGAAAATAAAATATTTGCAATTGAATTATCTAGCTATATTCGACCTGAAATTAAAGAAACAAAACCGATTAAAAGCTATTGAATGGCTAAAACAATTTAAAGAAAAACAAAATGCAAAATAATTTTAAAGAGGTTAAAAAGTTCGATAAGTGGATGCGTAAAATAGTACAATCAATTCACTATTCAGATAACGAAAAAATGTGTAATGCTTATAATAAAATAAAATAATATGGAAAATTATTTAATGTTTGTTTTTTTAGGATTTCTATTTGGAGTATTTTTATAAATAAACATTTGGCTTTATATAGAATGGGAAAAACGTTCAAAGTAAAAACAAAAAACCCCTTAAACTAAATTAAGGGGTTTTTTTATAATCTAAAATTAATTATTATACTGCAGGTTCGTTTACATAAACGTTAGCAACAGCGGCCAATAAAGCAGTCTTAGCAGTAGAACCTAAGAAAGGCGCCATATCTTGCTCTTCCGCAGTTAATTCAATTGTATAACCTGATAAATCAGCACTTGCATTACCTGTAGTTGCAGAACCGCCTGAAACTTTCATAGCGTTAAAAGCTCCACCTACTTTGATATTGCCATTGTAATCCTCAACAAATACAATAACTCTGTTTCTCATTAATAAATCCAACTCGTTTTGTAAGTCTGAACTTAATAAAGGGAATGTAGCCGCTGCAACTTGTGTAAAGAATTTAGCACCTGTATTCCAATCAATTGTAGGAGTTTCGTTTAATCCGTTTGTATTACCAGCAACTTCATATTTAAATACTTCATCAAGCGAACCAATAGAAGACATTACCTGAGCCGCTACTGTAAAACCATAATCCGCAAATAATGCAAAGTATAGATTTTTAACACCGCCTTGACCCCCGATACATCCTACTTTTTTTCCTTTTGTAATAAAATCACACATATTTTATATTTTTTTAAAAGCCTATCCGATTAAAGATAGGCTTATTAATTAATCAGTTAGACAGCAGGAGCGTACCAAACAACCTCTGAACCATAAACTACAGTTACACCAGCATTATATACCATTGTACCTCTTACTTTACCTGTAAGCAATCCGATTGAGTCTTCATCAACTACTCTGATTTCGTTGTGGTCAGCCATTGCACCAGTAGCAAAAGCTAAGTTTTTAGGGTCAGCAATTACAATGTTTGACGCAGGTAAACCATTATCAACTACCAAAGTATAGTTACCAAATACCAATGAAGCATTTGCATTACCACCAAGTCCGTTAGCAATTCCTTTTGAAGCTAAGTAAAAGTTATAAGCCTGAGCAACGTCAGACGCTACAGAAACTTTTAATGTGTTTTTACCTCTCAAAGCTACAGGAACAGCTTTCAATGCTTTTTTGATTTCAGCTTCAACGTTTGATTCATTGATAGTAGTACCAGCTACATCAATTACAGTAGCATCCGCAGCAAACAAAGTTAAAAACCCATCAAATTCTCCAGCATTGTCTTTGTCGCCTGTCCAAATAATAGAACCAAAATCTTGTGCGTTTTGTGCTAATTTATCAGCAATAATAGCATCTAAAATTTCTTTGTTCATTGTGTCGTTTGCAGCAGAAGCTCCCATAGTATCTTCATTCCACGTAGCTCTAAAATCCTCTTTACACAAATCAAAATCGTCTTTGAATTTTTTAGGTACGAATTTAACCTCACTCAAAACGATTGAACCTGCAGGAACGTGTCCACACGTGTAATCACGTCTACCGCTTGTAGTTGCTAATTTTCTTAATGTAATATCATAGTTTACATTTGGGTATTCAGTTAAGATACCATTTTTCAAAGCATCCGCCTCTTTGAAAGTTTTTAAGAATAAACCTCCTGCCGCTTTTCCAACGTAATCAGAAGTAATAGTTGTAGTTGTTGCCATTTCTTTTTATTTATTGTTTTTTAAAGTATTAAACATTTTTGATTTGAAGTCTTTAAATTCTGTAATATCAGCAACTGCTTCAGGGTTTGCTTTTGTCATTTGGATTGTTTCCATTTCAGTAGTCATTGCTACTTTAAAATCAGCTAATTGACTAGCTACCTCTTTTGCTATTTGAGCAATGAAAGGAGTCATAATTTCATTAACTTTGTCTTCAACTGAAACATCTGCCATAGCTACTTCTTCAGTAGTTTCTTCAGTAGACGCTTCCTCTTGTGGAGTTGAAATTTCGCCTACTTTGCCATCTAAAACCGTAACGATTTTATCAGATAGTTCGTACTCTCCATCCGCTAGTGGAGTAGTTAACGATTCGTCCGAGAATACTAAAGTGTCTACTGCTAAAGTATCTCCATCAAAATAGATAATCGTTACTTCGTCTTTAGTCACTTCACTTCCCAATTTAAAGGTTAAGCTTTTAAAGCCGTCCTTAATTGCAGTTAAAATTGTTTCTAAATTCATATCATTGGTTAAATTAATATTCTTGTCTAATTCAAACGCTCCATCAATTGAAACGCCTGTTATTTCTCCGCTTTTAATCTTAGCTAAAACTTCATTGCTTTCAACTTTTAAAACTGTAAACCACGTACCTATAGGTAAATCAAAACCATACTTTACACTTTGGTCATGTACATTGTCTTTTTTAATCCAACTTTCAACGTAGGTAATACCTTCTAATTTTAAAGTAATATCGTGTTCTAAAGTACCCTCGTTTTGATAACCTCTTTTTTGAAAGTTTTGTTGAGCTGCCAATATTGTTTCAGCGGGGAAAACTATATTATAAGGGTTACCCGTTTCTTTGTCAATTCTTAAAATCTTTTTATTTGGAATTAATACAGGAGTTATAAATAACCTTTTTTCTGAGTCAATTTCAGCTAATTGTATCTTTACATTTTCCTTAGCCATTTGTATCATAACCTCTTCAATAGCGGGGTCATTGACTAAAGAAATCATATAGACGCCTTTATTTTTATCAGGGTTGTATTTTACAATGTAAGTTGGTTCCATATTTCTTTAACGAATTTATTTTTTAATTGTATATAATTATTTTAAAATTATCCCATCGAAGCGTTACTAATAATGTTTCTATTTAACGCTTGACCTGTTGTAACTGCTCCAGCTACTACATACGCTTGTACGGGTTGTGGTTGCCCTATGCTAGATGCTATTTGATTGATACCTGTATTACCTACTACATTGAATTGTGGCGTTGGTGAAGCACCCCCACCACCTCCGCCACCAGTAGAACCTACTCCGCCTCCACCGCCTTTAATAGATGAAGCTTGTCCAATTCCAGCGGCTAATATAGAAGCTATAGAAGTAGCCGCAGTTATTTTAGTTGTAGCAATTCCTTTAACTGTAGCTGCTGCTTGTACTGCATACATAGGGTTGGGAACAATTCCAATAACCGCAGGTGTAGCTGCTAAAGCTGAACTAGCAGAAGATATTGCTTTTGATGCTCCCACAACTATATCCGCAATTGCTAAACCTTTTTGTATTGCTAAAATAGTTAATGCTATAGCTTTGTTTTTTCCTGCAAATTGTTGTAACAATCCCAATCCTGTATCTAATGCGTTTCTCTTTGCGTCTTGATAAGCTTGTTCTACTGCTAACCTTTTTTCTGCCGATAACTTATCATCATCATATTGTTTTTGTTGAGCTGTTAAGTTAATATCATTTAAAGTATTCCAATGTTGCCTTTCAATTTCTTCAGTATCTTGACCGAATTTAATAGCGTTGTCTAACTTTAATTGATATGCTAAATTTTCATTTTGTATAGCTAATTGTTGTTCTGTAAGCAATGCGTCTGAATTTGCTTTTTTAGCATCCGCTTCAACTTTTTGAACTGCCTCTAATTGATTTCTATATGATTCAGCTTCCGAAATTATAGCCTTATCCTTTTCGTCTTTTAATTTTTTAGCAGCGTCTTCATTTTCTTTTTTAGTCTTTTCGTCTTGTGCTTTTCTGTCTTCACTAGCTTTTTTATTTGCTTCCTCTTGAATTTTTCTTTTTTCGTCGCCACGTGAATATTCTATTTTTTCAAGTTGTCTATTTAATTCTTTTGCCAATGCAACTTGGTCGGCTCCATCCTCTTTTATAGCTTCGGCATACGCATTCTTAGCATCTAGTTTTTTCTTTGTATATTCATCAACTTGACTAGCGTGTTCAGTCATAAACTTTTTATTGACCGCTAATGTTTTATCCGCATTGTCTTTTAGTTTATCTAATGCCCTATCAGCTTCCGAAGTAGCACCTATAAAATCAGTAACTGAATTTACTATGTTGCCTATAGCTTCTCCAACATTTGCGAGTCCTGGCACTACATTTAAAACTGCCTTTTTAACTTTGTCGAAATTGGCAACTAATAAACCTAAACCCACAACGATAGCGCCTATACCTGTTGATATTAAAGCGAGTCTAAATAGTTTTAATCCAGCAGTTGAAGCTTCGGTAACAAATGTATAAGCAGCAGTTGTGGCACTTAAA